TATGGAACTCACAGGATGTTTCCTAATTTAGCTGTAACCCCGTACACAGAATTGGCGGTATCTCGCGGAACAAAATCCGCAGTCAGTTATCAGGACGTAAGGTACACATCCAAGAATCTTGGTACGCTATATAATACCATTACTATTACTTACACTTCGGGGGGAACTGCCGGAAGTGAAGTTGTCACTGTCGTAGGAAAAGCAATCTCAGTAAAAATAGAATCTGGGGTATCGACTGCTGACCAAATCATTTCAAAGATTACTGCGAGTACAGCAGCAAGCGCATTGGTATCAGCGAATCGAGTAGCCGCTGGATCTGAAACTCAATTAGTTACGGGAGTTGTAGACACTCTTTCTGGCGGAACAAATGCCGGGGAAACAATACAATACTTATATGCTATCTATGACTTCGGAATGGGAACATCGACAGTAACAGATTTAAAAATAGGGGACACTCCGCTTACAACGGACAGCTTCCTGGATTTTGAATACAACTTCGTTGACCCACTTTCGCCTACTACTCCTGCTGACGTTTATGATGAATTTTTAAAACAGGATTTTTCAAACTATAGAAACAAGCGGGTAGCCACTCCTCTATCAATAGACTTTGTAAATGGATCTGAAACTATTCAGTTTGCGGATAACAATAGCGATACACTTCCCCAGGAAATACTTTTGGATTTCATATGCCCAAGGGGTCTTTTCGGATATTCCTCCAACGGAGTAACTGGGGAAAGGAACATAGGATTAAATGTCCACTTCGCTCTAGTTGGAACAGAGGACTGGAGAGCATACAACGACACAGATTACGTAGACAGCTACAGTGCCGTTGGCGGAGACGATCTAACTGACTTTGAATCCGAGCTAGCTATCTTCGGAACCTCATCAAGTGCGTACTACGATACGGTGTATCAGGAAAGTTCTGGGTCGTATGGATTTAACAATACCAATAATAATATATCAACAATGAGAATTAAGCCGGGGCAAAACAAATTGCTTGTTCCGGATAACTCTGATTTTATCGTTGGAGCAAAAGTATTTAAGGGCGGGACTCTACTAGGAAAGATATCCTCCATAAATAATATAGCTGGGCCGAATACAGAATTATTGTTGGACAGAAATATTCCTACTTACCCAGTATTCAGCGGATACAAGTACACATCTACAATAACGTACGGCGGCAGTGAGACTATAACTAATATAGCCTACGACGCTGCTAAAATAGTAACATCAAGGCATGGCGATGCGGCGGCAGTTATCCGAGGGGAAAGACAAACTCCGGTATATTCTCATTTTAGATTTACTCCAAAAGTAACAGGACAATACAAAGTTAGGGTGCGCAGAGTAAGCACATACGGAACATTTACCACTCAAGTTGGGGACGCACTTACATGGGTTGGAATAACTACCGCGTACCAACAGCCTCCGATAAATTCTAAAAAGAGACACGTATTTCTAGAATTAAAAATACGCGCCACAGATCAGCTAAACGGAAATATTCAAAACCTATCCGGGATCGTAACCTCTGTTATTCCTGTATATGACCCGAACACTCAAACATGGACAAGGGGAGCAACCAATAGTCCGGCTTGGGTATTTTGTGACTTACTTACAGGGGAAGTAAATAAAAAGCCACTTGCGCAATCACAACTTGATATGGACTCTATAGTAGCCTGGGATGAATACTGCGGAGAAGTTCCTACTCCTCCGCCGTCGGCAACTTACCTTGAGCCAAGATTTCAATGTAATTTTATTTTGGATTACGCTACTTCACTTAGCGGAGTAATAGCGCAAGTGTGCGGAGCAGCACAGGCGAGCATAAACCTAGTAGATGGCAAGCATGGAGTATTGGTGGACAGACTTGTGTCTGTTCCCGTTCAAATATTTACTCCAAGAAATTCAAACAACTTTGCGGCGTCGAGAATTTACGGGCCAAAGCCCCATGCACTAAAAGTAAGATACATCGACCCGCAGCTAAACTGGGAAGTTGGCGAGTCAGTAGTATATGACAATGGATACACAGAATTAAATGCAACGGAGTTTGATGAACTTTCTTCTTTCGCCTGTACGAATCACGAACAAGCATGGCGCTTTGGAAGATACATGATTGCGCAAAACAAATTGCGCGTGGAAACAATTTCCCTCGATGTTGACTTTGAGCATTTAGCTTGTTCGCGTGGGGATTATGTACAAATAACCCAGGATGCGATGCGAGTTGGCGGAACTCCTGCCAGAGTAAAAGCTGTGTCTGGAGTTACAATTACAGTTGACGACAGCCTGGACATAGACCCACTTGAGTCTTATGGATATGTGTATAGAAACTCAGCAACAGGGGCAATAGTAACTTCCACTCTCACAGTACTCACTGCAAGTACTTTCGATGTTGACGGAACAGTTCCAGCAGTAGGAGACCTCATTGTCATAGGAATTGTTGGGGAAATTGTTTACGACTGTATTATAAAATCAATAAGCCCTAATGATGATCTCTCAGCAAACCTAGTTCTTGTTGAAAAAGTAGATGCGATATTTGAGTATGAGTCTACAGACACATTGCCGGATTATGACCCGCAAATATCTACTTCTAGCAGTCCTGACTTCAAGCCCCCAAGAGCAGTCATTGGGCTTGCAGCAACAGATAATGATTGGGAATGCTCAGTAACTAAGTCTGGATATAACTACTTTGTGGAATTGGTATGGGACATTCCTGCCGGATCTGTTTACGAATTTTTTGAGATATGGGTAAACGACGGACGAGGCTACAGATCTTACGACACGACTACAGATAAAATTTACAGATACGATGTGGAACAATCCAGATTAAACATACAATATGGATTTAAAGTTGTTGCTGTGTCCGCGTCAGGAAAGAAACTCCAAGTAAATCAAATGCCAGAAGTTCTTGTAATACCCACTTCCAAGACTGAGCCTCCAAGTGATGTGGAAGTTCTGGATATGAGTATTACGAATCAGGTAGTACAACTTTCGTGGAAAAAAGTAGTGGACTGTGATGTTGCCAGCTATGACATACGGTACTCTCCCGGATTAAATGATGCGTGGGAGGCATCTATTCCACTTGCTACAGTGGCAAGGGATGTAAACAATACCGCAGTTCAGGCAAGGACTGGAGTATATTTAATAAAAGCGGTAGATTTTGCTGGCAACCAATCCGAGAATGCTGCTAGGTCAGTAACTACAGTTCCAGATCTTTTTGAATTAAATATTATCGACTCTGTAAATGACGCTCCGAATTTTGGAGGAACTAAAGACCGGGTTGTTCTTCTTGGCGATGCGGTAGTTCTAGATCAAGAAATAGTTTCCCCCGACCCTGATTTTGGAAAATATTACTCCTCCGGATACTACTCAGCTATCAATCTTTTGGATGTTGGGGATGTATATACCGTCCGGCTCCAGTCTCAAATACGTGCGGATGGGTACAAGCTAGGGGAATTAATGTCTGACTGGCTGTCCTTGGACACAGTGGACCATTTGAATACTTCCGAAAGTAGTGACTGGGAAGTAGGAGTTGAGTATAGGGCTACCGATGTTTTCTCGGCAATGGCAGACTGGGTGCAGTTACAGCTTGTCGATAACATAAACGCAGGGGCCGGAATAGGATATACTGACTGGAGACCAATTCCAACAATCGGAGATGCTACTGGGCGGATATTCCAGTTTAGGGCAAGACTTACCAGCAATTTTGCCAACGTTACCCCAAGACTATTCGACTCTACGGTACAGGCCGATATGCCAGATAGGATTGATTCGTTTGAAAACCTAGTTTCATCGGCCTCGGACGCGCTAGTGGTAACATATATAAGTGTGTTCAATGGCCCAGGAACTACGCCAAACGTACAGATTTCAATAGACAATGCGCAGACAGGGGATTATTGGACATTTGGCTACAAGTCCCTTGCTGGACTATCAATTCGATTTTATGATAAAACCGACACGCAAGTAGTAAGGCAATTTGACCTAGTGGCAAAAGGATACGGTCGTCGAGCTACGACTACAATTTAGGGGAAAAGTATGAGTCAAGAAATTTGGTCGTCGATAAATCCGCTAACAACTTCCGGATTAATGCTATCGGCATTGTTGGACGATTTTAAAGATGCCCTTATGTCTGGGTGTTCTGGAACTTCCAGGCCAACAAGTTTACAGGCTGGCGGGATGTGGATAGACACAACAAACCAGACCGCCCCAGATTATTATTGGGCCTTCAAAATATTCGACGGCACAGTTGATATTGAAGTATTTCGAGTTTCCATATTAAGCAATTTTGGCGGAGTACTAAACGCTGACGATACGTTTTCTGTGCAAAGATATTCGGCGGATACCGTCGGACCTATTTTAGAATTAATTAAGAACAGGATCTCAAACAATGGACAGGTACTTAGCGGAGATGTTTTAGCCGAATTAAAATTTACTGGAAGAACAGACACTTCCACAAATCCAGTTTCAGCAATACTAAGATTCACTTCAACTGACGATATGACGTCTTCGGCTAGCGGCGGAACATTTTCTATGTACTCGACTCCCGACGGAGACGCATCACTATCCGAGCATATAAGATTTATAGACGGGCTTGTTGAAACAATAGCTCCCCACAAATTAAATTCGCAAGTACTGGCAAGCCAGAACGTGGCAACTACAGCCAGCATAGCGCAACTTTCCGCCACTAAAATATTGGCGGAAATGACGGGATCTACAGCAACGGATATCTATGGAATAGATTCTGCCGGGGAATCAAAAGTACTTATAATCCATAATAGATCTACTGCGGAAGTAACCTTAAAAAATCAAGATGCGGGAGCAGCGGCCTCTGATAGATTAAAACTTCCGTCCGGAGAAGACTACATAATCATTCCCGAATCTACCGCAATATTACAATACTCAACGACAGACTCTAGGTGGAAAATAAGATCTACAGTTCTTGGGCAGAACATAGACGGCATTTTTGAAACAATATATCAAAGAAATTCAACTTGGGTTTCTCCAATAACTGGGCTTGTTAAAATAACGGCGCACAGGAAAACACTATTTCATTATACTTCCCTAGTAGATTCTTATGGAAACATATTTGGATGGGGAGATAACTTCGGTGGGCAAATTGGAGACGGAACTTTAGTTGAAAAATCTTCTCCGGTATTAGTTATTGGCGGACTGTCCGCCCTCCCTCAAAGAGTTATGTATGGAGACGACTCTATTCCGTACACAAGGGGAGTGATAACAAAAAATGGTTCTGCGTATTTATGGGGAAACAACCAATACGGCAATGGGGGAGGAGGAGATTCAATTCTTAGCAAGTCTTCTCCAGTGGCAGTCCTTGGCGGCCTTAAGTTTGTATCGGTAGAGCATGGGGGTTTTGAAACTCTTGGGTTGGACACATCCGGATCAGCATACGGATGGGGACTAAATTTTAGAGGAAACCTAGGTCTGGGGGATGTTATTTCAAGGTCTTCCCCAGTGTTAGTATTGGGGGGATTTAGATTTGATTATATTTTCCGGGCCCCAGGAGCCTATTCCACATTCGCAATAAGAGATAATGGGGCATTGTACGGATGGGGATATAACAGTTACGGGCAACTAGGGGTCGGAGATCTGACAGACAGGTCTTCCCCAGTGGCCGTTCTTGGAGGACTTTCATTTAGAAAAATAACTACATCGGGAAATTCTGGGTCGATTGCCGGAATTACTGACGATGGGGATGTGTACTCCTGGGGCAGAAATTATATTGGACAACTTGGAGTTGGAGACGATGTCGACAGATCTTCTCCCGTTCTAGTGATAGGTGGGCACACATTTAAAGATATCTACAGTGCCGGAGGGGAAGCTTTCTACGGACTAAAGGAAAATGGAGAGCTATATTCCTGGGGAAGAAACCAAGCCGGGCAACTAGGAGTGGGTGACATAACACCAAGGTCTTCTCCAGTTCTTGTCGTTGGCGGATTATTATTCAAAGAATTTTTCAGCGGAAGCTCATCTTCTGTATTTGCTCTTACTGCTGACGGAACCCTGTACGCATGGGGAATTAATAACAACTATAACTTAGGCACAGGAGATCAGCTTGCGAAATCTTCCCCGGTTGCTGTTCTGGGGGGATTAAAATTTACCAATGTTTTTGCATCTTCCCAACAAACATACGGAATGTGTACCGACGGAAAATATTATTCCTGGGGAGTAAATAATAGCGGAGAACTTGGCGTAGGGGACTTAACTAATAGGTCTTCTCCTGTTGCCGTTATTTCCGGGGTGTCCGGAGACCACAGAACAGTTATAAATAGTTACGTTGTAAGAGTAGAAGAAGGAGTGTCATACCCAATACATCTTTCTAAATTAGTAAGTAGTTTTGGGACGACAATTATGGATTATGATTTGGACTATATAACAATAGCATACGAGGCGTAGGAGATAAAATGAGTCAGACAATTTTTAGCACAATCGACCCGACCATAAGCGGGACAACATTGGCAACAACACTAAACGATTTTAAAGATGCGTTAATGTCTGGATGCAGTGGAACCTCCCGCCCAACAGAGACAGACATAGGGGGATCGTGGGTCGATATGACAAATGACCCTACCTCTTGGTCCTTCAAGATTTGGACTGGAACTACTGACGTAGAGATATTCCAGATAAATCTAACAACTGGACTGGCTTCTGTTTCTCTTGCTACTGATTCATTCCAAGTAAAGAAAATAAGCGCGGATGCAGTTGGCGCTGTAATGGAATTAGTAAAAAGACGAATAGCTACCAACGGCCAAGTTTTGGACGGAGACGTAGTCGGAGAGATACGAGTAGTTGGAAGAACAGATTCATCCGGAAATCCAGTAGTTGCTAAAATTATTTGGAATGCTACCGACGACCAAACATCCAGTGCCTACGGGGGAGAACTTTCATTCTGGTCCACTCCAGACGGAAGTGCAACTTTGACAGAACATATGAAATTTGTTGGTGGAGAAGTTGAAACAATAGTTCCCCACAAATTAAATTCCCAGATATTAGTGGGACAGAACGTTGCTACCACTGCTACCATTGCGCAGCTATCGGCCACTAAAGTAGTAGTGGAAATGACTGGGTCTACTGCGACCGATATTCAGGGGATAAATATATCTCACGACAGTAAGGTAGTCACAATTCACAATAGATCTACTGCGTATGTAACGATAAAACATCAAGACACTGGCGCTGCTGCTACTGAGAGAATTATACTTCCTTCAGCGGCGGACTACTCCTTGAAGCCAGAAAGTTCTATGACATTGTTTTATTGCACGACAGACTCTAGGTGGAAGGCTCTTTCCACCGCCGACAGAGTTGCCGGAGCTACTTCTGAAACACTGTATATTCTTAATAAATCTTGGACCGCTCCGGTAGGAGTATCCTCTGTAAAAGTGCATTCCTATAGGGGAATTGTCGGTGTATCTAAAGAAAAAACTGGGATGGTTGACGTATTCGGCAATGCGTATTCATGGGGATTAAATACGAATGGGCAGATTGGCGACGCATCTATAGTAGCCAAGTCTTCGCCTGTTGCGGTTCTTGGTGGTCTTGCATTCAACAAAATTTACGGAACTACCGTGTCCGCCACTGTTATGAATAGCTACGGAATTGCAGCTAACGGATCTGTTTATTCCTGGGGAGTGAACGGTAACGGACAGCTTGGCGTCGGAACGGTAGCGGCAAAGTCTTCTCCAGTTGCAATTCTTGGCGGAATTAAATTTATGGACATATATCCAAGGGACACTTCGGTACTTGGAATATCTTCTGATAACTCCGCGTATGCCTGGGGCGTAAATACGAACGGGCAACTTGGAGTAGGAAACGTTGTCCCTCGATCTTCCCCTGTTGCGGTACTCGGAGGACTGTCATTTAGCACGATGTCATTCATTTCTGGGTCTGCTGCAAACGGATCTGTAGTGGCTGTAACTCCCGGAGGTCTGGCATATTCTTGGGGGAATAATGTAAATGGACAACTGGGCGACGGAACGGTAGCTGCAAAGTCTTCTCCCGTTGCGGTTCTTGGCGGATTGCAAATTAAACAAATAGTTGGCGGAGCAGTGTCTAGCAGATATTCATTCACAGCACTGGACAATTCTGGCAACGCCTATTCGTGGGGAGATAACTCGTCTGGACAACTTGGACACGGAGACGTTGTTGCTAAGTCTTCTCCAGTTGCAGTTATCGGCGGACTAACATTCGAGAGACTAATAAAATGCCCTAAGAGTGAATCAATATTCGGCATAGTTTCTGGCGGATCTCTATATGCGTGGGGAGACAATACGCAAGGGGCTTTAGGAATAGGAAGTACAAGTGCAGCGTCTTCTCCTGTCGCAGTTCTTGGCGGACTAGAATTTAAGGATGTTAAAACATTCAGAAGTATGTCCATAGGACTTACCAATGATGGCACGGCGTACGCATGGGGAATAAACGCGAACGGACAGCTTGGACTTGGGGATATAGTTTCCAGATCTTCTCCTGTTGCCGTTCTTGGCGGATTTAAGTTTGCGGATATCTTTTTTGCGGACAGTGCCAATGATGTATATTCAGTATTCGGAATAGCAACTAATGGAGGGCTCTACGCATGGGGAAATAATACAAACGGAACTTTGGGCGTCGGAGACGTGGCTCCAAGATCATCCCCAGTTGCAGTTCTTGGCGGATTTGCTCCGGACGGAAGGGAATTTATTACCTCTCTGGACATCCCAGTTACAGCGGGCAATTCTTATACAATTTCTCTTGGAGACGGACTGGCCTTCTTTGGAAACAGTCCAATAGGCAAGAACGTATATAAAGTAGAATTGGAATATTTTACGTAAACAATGCCTTTACTCCCCTATGTTTATGAGATAATTAGGTCTCAACACTACGGGGAGTAAACCAATGGAAAAGATAGACACCACTAAGCGGGTAGCCTTGCCTGTTACCCATTTGCCCATATTCCGAACACAGATTGCTATTGATGCCGGGGTAGAGCGCAAACTTTTATTCAAAACCTGGGGCGGGATAGGCGATCAGATATGCGCAGAGCCCACCCTCAGATATGCGCTGAAGATGTTCAAGGACTGTGAGATAAGCATAGCCAGTGAAATACCGGAGCTATTTTCACACTTAAAATTTAAACGGGTGTATGATCTTCGGGAAGAAGTTCCTATGTACAGCAGATTCTTTTGCTTCGAGACTATAACTCCTCCCGACGAATCCAATTTAGTGTGGCAATTCTTCTCGCATATGCTTACAAACTGTGTGGATTTTCCTTCGCTGTGTGCGCTCCGATTACAACTTCCTGTTTCAGACAGAGAGATACAAATGTTTCCGCCGGAGCCTCGGAAGGAATTAAATCTTAAAAAGGGGGGCGTACTTATTCACGCCGGGAAACATTGGCAGTCGAAGACATTCCCGAAATCCTTTTGGGATAGGGTTATAGCTGGACTACAAATTCGCGGAATAACTCCAATACTTATCGGAGCAGACGCCGACGACAATCGAGGGACAGTGGATGTAAACGCAGACGGGTGTTTAGATCTAAGGAACAAGCTAACTATCTCCGAGTCTATCTGGCTTTGTAAAAACGCTAAGGTACTTCTGACAAACGACTCTGCCCCATTACATATGGCCGCTTGCGGAGACGCATGGATCGGGTACATTGCTACTTGCAAGCAACCCGATATGATTACTCACTGGCGTCACGGCGAATGGCAATGGAGAGAAAAGAATTTCGGACTCGGCGGTGTGTGGGACCTAATAGATTTCTGCCCAAACAAAAAACAATCCGTAGAGGCAGAATTTGTCGACCCAAAAATATTAGAGTCTTGGCTACCTAATCCTGTAGATATGGCTCAATGGGCTATGGAGAAATACAATGAGACCAATTAAGAAATTTGAGGCCTTTGAAGACAGACCTCCGATATGCTACCGACCAGGAACAAGTGACGAGGCAATTATAAAAGCAGTTATTATCGACAAGTCTGAATACTTATTTCCCAACTTCGAGCCTAAACTTGTGTTTGATATCGGGGCTAACATCGGAGTGGTATCTAGTCTGCTGGCCAATATTTATCCTGCTGCTAAAATACATTGCTTCGAGCCCGAAAAAGAAAACTTCGATCTACTCATAAAGAACACGGCATCGTACGAAAATATCCGGGCACTAAAAGTTGGCCTAGGCAACAAGACGGAAGACCGGATTTTGTATTCCAGTACTGACGAAACAAACCTCGGAGGATTTTCTAATTTCATTAAGGACGGGTCTGAAAGTCAGACAGTAAACATAGTAAGAATGGACAAAATATGTCAGGAAGTAGGGACTCCAGACTTCATTAAAATAGACGTGGAGGGGGCGGAGTACGAAATACTCAGTGCCATCCCCGACATATCGAAAGTTAAATGGATTACTGGGGAGCTACACGGGGTGGATGAATACAAATTACTAGACCTTTTAAGCCGTGATTTTAACCTCCAATTTGGCCGTAGATTCTTCGACAAGGTGTGGCACTTTAACGCAATATCTAAGTCTTGGTCAGAGACGGAAAAATACCACTAAAAATCCTTCTTGTCGTATAATTCCCCTAGGTGTTTAATCAATACTTCTCGGGGGATATATGATTAATAGTTTTAAGAAGACAGCCGGAATTGCAGGGGGCGCGGGCTTAGGAATGTTCGCCGTATCAGACCCGGAGGCCGTCATACAGGGCATAATGGCCACAGCAAACAGTCAAATTGCCCAGGCTGGATTCTTCTTCGCCGTTGCCGCATGGATTCATTCGGGCAGAGTAAAGAAAGAGATATCAAAAAACTTCGGGGCAATTACAGAGGCCATCAATAACGTAGCCGCCGCACTTAGGCTAGATCTTCAAAAACACGGGGAAAGACTGGACGGAATAAGCCAAAGAGTGGACAATTTAGAGCGAGATAAAAAACTACATTCCTAGGGGGGATAAAATGTTTGAAGGAAAAGAATTAGAAAAAAAATTAGGTGATTACGGTGTGGCGTCTGTTGATATCGACGGTCAGCTAAAAGTAAAAGTTGAGTTGGCAGTTGAGATTGATCTTATTGCTGAAGTTGAAAAACTTGCTGCAAAGTCTTCTACTCCAATCGACGACCAAGCAATTGCTTGGATTAAGAAATTAGTAGCATTATAAAATGAAACATAAGTTTAGCGGAATTGGCGCGACAGGGGCCTCTGTTATTATGGCGGGTCTTGCCGCCAATCCCGCGACACTATTTTTAACCCAGGGTTTCCTGGGAAAAGTTGTCTTCCTATTCTTAAAATATTTCTGTGAGACTCTTGCAAACGCCGGATTGATTGTATTAAATATTGGAGCGGCGAGAATGGAAACAATGTCCGACGAAAAATATTTCGACGGAAGCTGGGAAACCGCAGAAGAATTAATTCAAAAGATACGCAATGAAGGCAGGGACTTAACCGATGAAGAAATTAAAGCTATCGACGATGAAGTCATTATTGCTCTGCGTAGGTTTGCTAGCTTTGGTAAGTTGCGCAAGCGTAAAAATTCCTGACTTCAAAGCGCACGTAACTCTGCCAGCAAGTGGCGACGGCTACTATGTAAAAACAGTTTCAGCAGAAGAAGGAAGAATCCCCAAGGAAGAATGGGACAAACTTCGTAGGCACGGAATCGTTTTACTAAGTGAAGACTGGACCATCCTACGATATACACTATTGAAAAACTGTCTTAGTATGGAATGCAAACAGGCCATCGGTGTGTTTGACGATCTTTTTGAGACTATAGATAGTGGTCTAGGAAAAACTCGCATCATAAAAAGACTAACTGATTAAAATTACAGTCTTGTTAGAGGAGAATATCAATGCAACAATTAGAGTTGATCGAACTTGTCAGGGAGATCCCCATTCGGGTATGTCGTGGCCTCGGACGACTTTTAAATAAGCTGGGGCTTTTATTTTCCAACATATTTGTTTACCTAGCAAGGGCCGCAGTGTGGGTTTTGTTATTTTTTAAGAACTACAAAAGTAAAAAGCTAATAATTTTAGAAGAAATAAGAGATATACTCTTACGGATCGAAGGAGAATTAAAGCCCGTTCTACCTGCCGTGATGTTCGAGTTGGAAGTTTATAAACTAACAATAAATGGGCGAATAAAAGGGGATACCAATATGAAGCTACAGTTAAACGAAAATGCAGAGATCAAAGTAAAGGCGATTAAAGACGCTGCTGGAAATGATGCGGCTATTGACGGCGCACTTTCATGGGCAGTGGGCGGCGATTTAGCCCTTGGCGACCTAGAAGTTTCTGAAGACGGCATGAGTGCTATTTTCAAACGCAACGGCGCAGTTGGCCTAGCAATCGTACAAGTAAGCGGTGACGCTGACCTTGGCGAAGGCGTGAAGCTAATCGTTGGCGAAGTAGAGTTGGAGTGCATGGCTGGAGAAGCTGTTGTATTTGAACTTGAAGCCAACGCAGTTCCTCAGTAGCAGTACGATAGGTGTCTCACTTGTGGGGCACCTTTCTTTCCCATCTAGTCCTAGCAGAGTTGTAAACCTGGGTCTTTTTCATATGACAAGGGATGCACAGGGCTTGTAGGTTTTCCTGCCCACAGAATAATTTTTCTATGAACGAGTTCCAATCAACGAACGTTCCTATTTCTTCAATGTGATCTACTTCTATCGTAGACAGATCGTCCGTCCATTCCTTGCAGATAGCGCACTGCCAATGGAACTTATATATAGGAGCGCCGTTCTTGCCGTTCCTGACGAACACCTTTTTTCTGTGCCTTTTAAGGCATTCAGATCTTCCAGGCCATCTTGTGGAGCCCCGTCGCAGCAGCTTTTTTACAAAATCTAAGTCCTTTTGCGGCATTTTTGATTTCACTTCTTGACTACCATTTGGGGTGACGTGCTACACGGGTAGGGATGGCTAACAAAACCAAGACCACTTGCTATATAGACTTCGAGTTTAATGATGTCACGGAGGCCCAAGTAAACCTTGTTTGCTGTGCTACCTATGACGTAGCTGCTGATGAAAAAATCGAGTGGTGGTTGCATAATTCCCCTGAAGGACAGGCTAAATTAGCCACGTATCTAAAGCAATTTAAAAATTTTATAGGGTTCGCCTGTGTTGCAGAGGCCCGTTCATTTTTGGCCCTTGGCCTTGACCCACTTAAGTTTAGATGGGTAGATCTATTCCTAGAATACAGGATGTTAACAAATCATAATGATGCGCTACAGTGGGGAGACCAACTTGTAGAGGGGAGAGTACGAAATGTCCAAAAGCCAAGGCCGAAGTGGGAAAGAGTCGAAGGGGAAGCGCAAAAAAGTTTCAAAGCAACGCATTCGCTCGCGGAAGCAACCTACAAACTTACCAAAACTATACGTGACACGAAAGAAAAAACAAAAATGCGGGACCTTATCATCTCCGCCCCAGATAAGTTTTCTCCAGTCGAGCAACGCGATATTTCAAAGTATTGTATGGAGGATGTCGTGTTCCTTCCGAAACTTTGGGAGAGAGTTAAGGAAGAATTTAGAAAACTTGACGCTGAGACTCCGTACTCGACTTATCTTAATGAGGCTATCTTGCGTGGTCGCTACTCTGCGCATACAGCAATCATGGAGTCGAGAGGATACCCAATCAATGTCGAGGCTACAAAAAATTTTAGCCGACAAATCCCAAATATTCTCATGGGATGTCAGCGTGACATTAACAAACAATTCCCGACACTACTTCCATTTCGCTGGGAAAAAAGATCATCAAGATTCGCATGGAATCAATTAGCAACTAAGGAATGGATTCGACAAAACCATGACGTAGACAAATGGATGAAGACCGACAAAAAGGGAATAAGTCTTAGTCTAGAAGCATGGGAAAAATTCTACTCGTTCAAACACTCGTATCCTGAAGGAAACTTCGGGGCACAAATGGTTAGGTACTTGAAACTGAAACAATCCTTGTATGGGTTCAGTGATACCGGAGGCAAGAGGAAAAACTTCTGGGACTCCGTAGGCTCTGATGGCAGAGTCCGTCCTTATATGAATATTTATGGAGCCCAAAGCAGTCGTTCACAACCTGCTGCTAGCGGATTTATGTTCCTCAAACCTGCGTGGATGCGGGCTCTTGTTCAACCTTCCGAGGGAAAGTTTCTCGCGGGAATAGATTACGGACAGCAAGAATTTTTCGTGTCGGCTATTGAGGCCGACGACAAAGCAATGATTGAGGCGTACCTTTCTGGAGACCCATATCTTCACACGGGCAAGCTGTGTGGGGCTATACCTAAAGACGGTAAACGAGAAGACTACAAAGAAATCCGGGATTTATTTAAGAACACTACACTTGGAATCAGCTACCAAATGACCAAGTACGGGCTCGCAATAAAACTTACGAACGATACCGGAAGAACTTGGACTGAAGACGAAGCCCAAGAACAAATAGATCTTTTTTATAATGCGTATCCTGACCTACGGGCATTGCAGCTAAAAACTATGGACGACTACACTGACGGATGTGGAATTTATCTCCCGTGTGGCTGGAGAATGTTCTGCGACAATGAAAATCTACGGTCAGTTTGTAACGTACCCATACAGGGGTTCGGCGCATCGGTAATGAGAAAGGCCGTAGATATTGCAGTAAGAAATGGATGCAAAGTTATTTTCACACTTCACGATGCAATTTATATCGAGGGAGACGTGGGCTGTGAAGTTGATATTGCAATTCTTAACGACGCAATGAGGGAAGCATTCGTGTTTTACTACTTGGGCACCAAGCATGAAAAAACTGCGGGGAAAATTAAGTTAGATCCGTTTGCATGGTCTCCAAATTATGAAAAGGATTCTTCGTTTGAAATAGGAATGAAGGACGGCAGTCGCCTAGAAGTTCCCTGTTCAAATATGTACATAGACGAAAGAGCCCTAGAAGAATACAACCGATTTTCAAAATATTTTAGCGGGTCCGATTCGGACTTGCTGTAACACCCGAGGAGGGAATATGGAAGCAAAGAGAGTGTTCAAATCAAAGAAGAAATTGTCCGGCTCGCGCTGTACTTACAGAGCGTGGAAGAACTGGGCAGTAGGCGACTACCTAATCGGTAAATACGTCGGCAGTAAAACAGATAACTACGATAAGCCTAATTGGATGGTTGAAGTTGTTGAGGCATCTTTCTCCAAGAAGAAAGAATCCAAAGAACTTATTGGCCAAATAATCGGATTAAACTCTGCTGGCCAGTTTGACAAAGCTATGGAAAAAGTAGCTGAAGGCGAGTTGGTTCAAGTTATGTACAACGGCATGGGCGAAATCGAAAAGGGAAAGTATGCGGGTAAAGACGCACACTCTATTGAAGTTGATCTAGTAACAGAGGACGGGGACGATGACTCAGACAGCGACGAATACGAAGACGAAGACGAAGAAGGCTTATAAACTCCACGAGTTAATTACGGATATGTCCAGCGCAGAGTATCACGGCACTGAGGGAACTTATTCTAGCTCACAACTAAAGGACCTCGTCGATGACGAGGGCCTTTTCATTAAGAAATATATTCTTAATGAAATACCGCGTGAGGAAGTTGCCGCGTTTGATGTCGGAACTTACTTTCACACAGGAGTATTGGAGCCCCATAAACTTAAAATGGAGTGCGTCGTGTTCCCTGGGAAAGTTCGCCGGGGGAAAGAGTGGGATTCCTTCAAAGAAAAGAACAAGGACAAGGTAATTGTTTCGAGTTCACAGAAGGACCAAGCCGAGGGGCTTGTTAAAAGTGTGCTGGAGTGCAAGATGGCAAAGGAATTTATCACTGGGACTCCAGAGGTATCTTTGTTTACTGACGTTGCAGTCCATGACGGAGAAATATTCGCTCCTTATTTTAATAGGAAACTCACAATAGACGGATGGGTTACTCAAATACTAACGGAAAAACCAGAAGTAGTTTTCGTAATTAAAGTTCGGTCGGATACTCTTGGCGACACTTTTATATCAGACCTTAAGTCCACTACTGGAAATGCAAGGTCTAACATATCAATGCGTAAAAAAATTAGTGACTACACCTATGATTTATCGGCGTCACTTTACCTGGATATGTTTTCACTTATGAGGCCGACTCTACGGGAGTTCGTTTGGATATTTGCGTCTAAGGATTACTATAATTGCAGAGTTTACAAGGCCACTGAAAACAATATAAAAGTGGGACGGGCTAAATATATGAAAGCACTTATCAAGCTAGCAGATTGTAAGAAAAACAACTGGGAAGTTATTGATTTTGTGGACACTTTAGAGCCCCTGCCGTATGAACTAGAACACTTAATAATAAAGGATAAAGATTTACTATGAAAACAAACACAGTTACATACACCAGAAGATACAACACAGGAAATTTCGAGTTTGAGGAATATACTTTACAGGCAACCGTTGAAGAAAACGAAGTAACGGCAAACGTCATTGCTCAATTACAGGCGGACGTTGAAGTTGCTAAGACTCGGGTAGCGGCGGTAGCCCCCACTAAATCAGCGGCAAAAAAGAAGAAGCCAGTTGTTACAGTAGAGGAAGAAGAAGAAGTTCTCCCTGTTGCTGCGAAGGCCGAGAAAAAGAAAAAGTTTAAGTCAAAGCCGCAGGTTTACCAAAGAACAAACGACACTCACAAAGAAATATTCTCTGGAGTTCTGACAAAGGTATTTCCTACTTGGAAAACTGACGCAAAAACTAGAAGCGAAGCAAAGAAAGTATCTAAGGCAATGGAAGGAATTGAGTTCTTGGATGAAGCCGGAACTGTTCTCCCAAAGTTTGAAGAAAAATTAATCGAGACACTGGATAAATAATATGGAAAGGCCCGCGATAAAGGAATATCAATCTCGGGCCATTTCCTACGCCATTGAAAATCCCTACAGTATCCTTGCCCTTGACCCCGGACTTGGTAAATCTCTTTGCCTTATAGAAGTACGCAAGCGGCTGGGAATAAAATGCCTGGTAGTTTGCCCCAGTTATCTTATTCTAAATTGGCAAAAGGAAATCCGAAAGTGGGACGACGGCTCCGCTAAGATTACTATGTTTAGATCTGGCAAGGAACTATGCCGGGCTGACGATTCTGATTACATTATAACTAGCTACGACTTAGTTCAAAAAGCGGAATACCTTTTCGAGTGGGCGGATATGGTAGGGCTCGACGAGGGCCATGCCATAAAATCAATGAAGGCCAAGCGCACCACGTTCATCCACAAAAATGTCTACGAAAACTCCACGAAACGAGTGCATATTCTTACGGGAACTCCCATAAAGAACCGAGTTCAGGAATTTTATAGCCTTTTAGCCCTATGTTTCTACAATCCTTCCGTAGCGGACACTAAATTTTTAGACCTTTTTCCCTCTGAGGTGGACTTTGCCGATCATTTCTCCCACAGAGAGGAATATTCAATTCCTGTTCGCAATAGGATGGTCACAATAATGAAGTGGACTGGCCTGAAAAATACTAAGGAGTTGAAAAAATGGCTTGTGGGAAAATATATAAGAATTAAATCCTCAGATGTCCTAAATCTGCCACCACTGAGCTACAAATCACTGCTAATTTCGGATACCCCTGACGATGCCCTGCTCGGACAGTTTAATGCACATTTCGAGGGCGAGGGGAATAAATCCATAAATCCGACAGCTAAAGCAGAGGCGGCACTGAAAAAAGCCCCATTTACGATCAAATATGCAAACAATTTGCTCGAAGAAGTGGACTGTTTGCTTATCTATACCGACCACGTTGCTTCTGCCGAGGCCATTGCTGCTGCTATGGGAGTTACAGCCATAACCGGAAAAGTACCCGCAAATACCCGGTCTGCGATGGCAGACGCATTCCAGGCGGGCCAAGGAAACGTTCTTGTGGCTACTATCGGCTCAATGAAGGAAGGAAAAGACCTATTTAGGTCACATCACATCATATTTAACGACTATCCCTGGGTTCCTGGGGACTTAAAACAGGTAATTTACAGGATTCAACGCATTGGGCAAACATCTCCCTGTACAGTACACAGAATTATTGGGAGCCCGCAGGACGAATATATTATGGAGACGATTCAATCTAAAATAGAGACAATTGAGAAGGCTACTTAAACTGAGGGGGACAAATGCCTACTACAAAAAAGCAAATCGAAGTTATGGAAAAACGTAAGGAAAAATGGGCCGAGATAAAAGACTCTGGAACTAAGTACAAAACACCGATGGTCTATGATCGCAGTAAAATTGCTGAAATGCTGGTAGATGGCAAGACTCTCCGGGAAATTTCTAAGATAATAGGGTGTAGCCAGTTCACAGTATGTACTGTAAAAAAGGAACTTAAGAAGAAAAACCAAAGAATGTTCAGGAGGAATAAAGATGGTTCGCTTGCAAAAACTAACTAGGCCAAATAAACGCTCCGGATTTAAACTTGAGCCCAAAAAAACCACTACTGTAAAAGGGCTGGTAATTACGAACAATAATTCGTATCCAATTTACGTAGACAAGTTTTCCCGCAAGGTGAAAAAATGACCGGGGATCTTTTCCTTATCGGAATATACATCGTGGCTGGGACGTACGTAATCTACTCTGTATTTGAACTTGTCCATAGGGCAAGAAGACCGAAGGATATGTATTTAAGTAAAGATTATTTTGAGGGGGAAAAAAGTGGCGGCGATTCTGAGGAAGAACAGTAAAAAAGAGCTACTGGTTAGAATCCTACAAGGATGGCTAAATAGGCTCGGATATTTAACGACAATTGACGGAATTTTTGGCAAAGAAACCCAAAAAAATCTCCAGGCATTCCAGCGCGACAATAAGTTGGCTCCGGACGGAAAATTCGGGGATGCCACTGATGAAATAATGCGCAGGAAAATAGCTTCATTGCCAAATGACAGAAATCCGGTAGTTACAGAAGAAGAAACTCCCTGGATGACTTGGCTGAAGGCACACATTGGCGAGAAAGAAATCTCTGGGGAGAAGGCAAACCCATTTATCACGGACTTATTCAGATACACTTCTCTGGCGGGACATCCACTGGCGACCTCGGACGAGACGGCTTGGTGTGCGGCTCTGGCCTGTGCAGCACTTGAGAAATTCGGATATACAAGCCCTAACTCTGCTGCGGCAATTAAATTTGACACTTACGGGACCAAATCAGAACTAAAGTATGGGGCAATCCTTACATTTAAGCGCACTGGGGGATCTGGAAGGCACGTAACCTTTTACGTAGGTCGAGGACACGGGGAAAAGTTGCTGTGTTTGGGCGGCAACCAATCTAATATGCTTAAAGAGAGTTTATATTCTCCTGAAGATCTTGTGGAGATACGATGGCCGCTAAGGAAAAGCTATTAGAAGACCCAGAACTTGGCCCTAGCTCGGGGAGTGAAATAGAGGCGGTCATTGATATGACGGCAATCGGCGCGGACGGAATTATGCGCCCAGTCTTCATAAACCAATGTGACGCAGAAACTCTCGCGCTTACTCTCGAAGATGCGGAGAGACTTCTCGGATTTTTAAAAAAAGCGGTAGTATTTGTACGGGAATCCAAATACCGTATTCTCCAATAGGGGGACTCATGGGCTGGAAATTAGACAAAGACGGACTCCACATAAAAGATTTCTTCAAGCAAATGTGGCCCCATGTTAGGCGATTACTTACTCTAGAGCGCGGGATCAAGGACATTGGCCATGCGTATGTAAATATCTTTGTCGAGGCCTGTCGGATACATCCATATCACACAGGCCATATTTTTGCGATTTTGTTTATAATTCTTTTGACACTATAGTCCCTCAAATATAGAAAACTATGTAACCAAAGGGGTATATAATGTCAGAAGCAAATGTAACTAAAATAATCACAAAAAAAGAAAACATGAAACTTGGATCTATGGCAAATCCAGAGTTTATGACAGCACTTTCAAAGCTGTCGAATATGAACATAGAGGCAAAAACCGGATATTGGGTAGGAAAGTCCCTCACTAAAATTAAGTCCCATTTAAAAGACTACGACGAAACCAGAGTAACCGCGCTTAAAAAATATTGCGAACTGGACGAGAAAAAAGAACTCGTTGTTGACGAAAATGGCGGAGTTAAATTTAAAGACGACGAAGCTCAAGAGGCATTCGGAAAAGAAATAGGGGAACTTCTCCTTCAGGAAGTCGAAGTATTGAAAGTTTCCTCAGAAGCTATTTTCAAAGACGTAAAAGACCCTGTCACTCCGGCAATGTTGTCTTCCCTCGATGAATTATTATACTAATATCGTATGGAAATGCTTAGTTCTGGCGGCGGCTATAGTAATGGCCAACGCCAGCATTATGTATTTATTAAAGGACGTTCCCATTGGATGGTAGCCCGATAACCAAAGAAATAAAATTTGAGCTACGGCGGAGAAATATCTCTCAAGAAGTGGTAGCCAAATACGTTGGGGTGTCTCGCGTAACCGTAAACAGATATTTAAACGGGCGTAGGGTTATAGACTCTGAGACTTTTGTTAAGATAATTCACTTAATAGGCTGGAAAATAGATAGGGGAGTCCAATATGACAAGTATGTTTGATATGAACGCCACGCAAAGATGTCAGTTTTGCATGGACGCACATTCCCCGACGACAAAATGCAGTACTGATATCCTTAAGCACTACGTTAAAGAACTCCGAGAGGAGGCTACATTTTTACGCGGCGCGGCAAAAGAGGCCCTAAAGACAGCAGAGGAATTTCAGGCTATAATAAGAAGCATTGAGCCCGAACTTACAAGACTCGTGGCTGTTGAACTTCACTATAAGAAACTCGTGGGGGACGTTTATGGCGGGACAGAGGAACTTCAAGCCGAAACACAGACAGACGAGCAACTTTCGTTCCCTGAACTCTAGAAAACACATTGATGATATGTACGACCATGCCTGGGAGAAGTACAGGAAACGTTTCCTGTCTGTGAACCCGACTTGCTACTGTTGCGGGGCACCTGCGGTCGTTGTGGATCACCTACGACCACACCAAGGGGACGAGTACCTATTTAAGAAGCTAGATAACCATATTCCACTTTGTATCGTATGCCA